GCCGGGTGGTCCAGCTGTGATGCAGCACGAACCAGCGCCCGTCGTCCAGGGGGAACAGCAGCACCGCCGCGGTGAAGTCCTCGCGGCTGGACAGGTCATAGCCGCCGTAACAGCTCCGTCCCCGCAGCTGCTCCATGTCGATCCTGTCGCGGTTGCGGTTCAGGATCTCCACGGGCAGATAGGTCGCCTCGCTGCTGTCCACCGTGACGCACAGGTTTTTCGTGATGAAGTTGGCCCGCTGCTGAGGCACCAACCTCATGCGCTGCCATTCGCGTTCCATCTCTTTGAGGTCCAGCAGCACACCCATGGCCGGGTTGGCCTTGATCCACAGGCTGCTGTCCTCCACATCATCGCCGGCATCCAGTTCGCAGATGAACGTGAACATCCGGTCTGCCACTTCCTGGGCCAGTATACCCTCCTCCATGGCGTCGGAAAACAGCGCATAGAACTGGGACAGCACGCCGTCCAGCACGTTGCCCATGGTGGTGATGTAGATGGTCAGGGGCTGATCGCGCTTCAGCATGCCCTGGCGCACCACGTCGATCAGTTTGTAACCCGCCTGCGTGAACTCGTGGATCTCATCAAACACAGCCAGGTAAGGGTTCAGGCCGTCCAGGTTGCTGGAATCGCTCGCCCTGGCCTTGATGGTGGCATTCGCCGCCTCGTAAAAGATGCCCTCGCGGGTCAGGCGGAAGCGGCTGCGCAGGGCAGGGGAGGCCTTGATCTGCTTGTAAGCCTCCTCATAGCAAATCTTCGCCTGTTCCTTCGCGTTTGCCAGCAGGTAGATGTCCGCGCCGCGCTCGCCGTCCTTACACCCCATATAGGTGACATTGCCGGCGATCAGCGTGGTTTTGCCGTTGCCACGGCCCTCCACGATCAGCGCCTCGCGGAACCGCCGGAATCCGGTCACGCGGTCCACCCAGCCGTACATATTGCCCTCGACAAAGCACTGCCAGGGCATCAGGGTCATGCTGTCATAGTTGCCCTTTGTGGGCCGCAAAAACCGCTCCATGAAGTCCCCGGGGCGCGACGCCTTATGCTCGTCAAACACCCAGGGATAGTCCGGATCGTGCTTGGACCTGTCCAGTTCCCGCCGAAAGCGCTCACAGGCCAGCCGCACCTTTTGGCTCGTGAGTATTCGGCCTGCCAGCACATCGTCGTTATACCCATACAGCCGGTCCAGGACCGACCACTTAGAAGTCGTCGAAACCGTCGTCAATGGACACTTGTGCGGCTTTTCGGCTGTTCGGCGTCAATCTGAGCTCCGCCAGGTGCTTGCGCTGCTGGTCCATCAGCATCCGCACGCCCTGGACGCTCTTGTTGTCCCGTTTCATCCGCTGCCGGCCGTTGCGGAAGTCCTCCACCACGCCGCGGGTGCGAATGTCCTCATAGAGCTGCTGCTTCAGGACCTCCATGCTGGCGATGTCCGCCACCAGCATCTGATCCTGATCGCTGCACCCTTCCGGGCGCTTCTCGCAGGCAGCACAGAGTTTATCATACATGGAGACGGCCATCGGATCCGGCTCGCCGGTGGCCGGATTGATCAGCTGCTGCATGTGCTGGTCTCTCAAATCCGTGTTCATGATTCACCCCTATATCTTGATCACGCGCATGGTGGTCGGCCTGGGCTTCGCTGCCCTGCCGTGTCCGCCCTTTTCCGGGTGCTCACGGTTGTGGTGCATATCGCACAGGCTGCGCATGTTGGAAACATCCAGCGCCAGGTCAGGACGCTCAGTGATGGGTATCACATGATGCACCATGGTCGCCCGCCTGGGCTTCCTCCGCTCCCCGCGCTCCATCTCTGCCATGCACTCCACGCACCAGCCGCCGTCCATCTCCAGTCGTTGCTGCCGGACCGCTTTCCAGGTCTTCGAGTGGTAAAAGGGATCGCTCTCCTTATAGTGCCTCATCGCTCCATATCCTCGCCCCGTCGCCACTGATCGTTTGGATCAGGTTCCCGCGGCTTCGGCTCCCTCGACACCCACATCGTGCAAAACTCCCCCGGCACAGCATCCGGGCAGGTCGTCCTCAAAAAACAGTGTGCACAGTCCGGCGCATTCGTCGTGTCTGCTTTCGCCATATCGGCACCTCCATTGATGGACATAAAAAGCGCCCGGCGCGTACTGGGCCACGCGCTGGACGCTGTCTGCGGGTTGATGGCAATTAAAGGCTTGGAGGAAGTAACTCATGTGAACAAAAGCTGTTGGAGACAGCCGTGGACACCCCATCGTCCTGTCTCCGTTGTCCCCCGCAGTGGACAGCTTACTTATACCACATTTTCCGAGTTGCATCAATATCTACTCGTATACCCTTTTGTTGTCATCGTTCACCTTTTTGTTGTCATCGTATACACAGGTTTTAACATTCTGTCTCCCCCAAAATGGACCATCCAAAAATCCCCGCCGTGCAATTACAGCGGGGATTTCTCACGTTTTGGAGGTAAAATATTCAAGTATGTTTTCACTTAACAAAGCGTCAGCGCTGACGCCTTTCATCTTCGATGACATACCACTGCGGCAGCAGGCGCATCACCTCGCCCTCACCCAGCCCCAGCAGCAGCTGGCAGCCGGACGCCTTGCACCGGCTGACATAGCTGTAGCTATACCCCATGTCCTGGGCAATGCTGCGCAGAGTCTGCCCCCGGATGTAGTACCGGCTCAGCACGCTGCACTCCATGGGCGGCAGCATGTCCATCAGCTGACAGGCGGCAGCCACCTCCGCGGTATACTCCCGATCGCGCTGCTTCAGTTCCCGCTCCACCGCGTCCAGCATCCCCACCATGGTGAGCATGTGGTCGGTCTCGCCGGTGCTGCGCGCGCCGATGCCGTCCAGGCTCGCCGTCATATGCCCGGTAGTGTCCCGGATCATATCAGCCCTCTCCTTCAGGCGGCGCTTTTCGCCCTCCGCCCGCCTGCATCGCTCCAGGATCTCCATAGCTGTCAGTGTCATGCTGCCGCCCTCCGTCAAGCATCAATCAAAAGGGTAACTCCTCGTCGTCCACTTCGGCGAAGTCTTCCCCGCCGCCGTACATGTCCATCCGCTGCTGCTCAGCCCTCTCCTCGGGCGTCTTCGGCAGCGGCGGCTCCTCCGGACCGGGATCCTCGCTCTTCCGGCTGCTGCCCACAGCCTCCACGCTGTCGGCGATGATCTCCGTCACCCAGTGCTTCACGCCGTCCTGGCCATCGTAGCTGCGCACCTGGATGCTGCCTTCCACAGCGATCTTCCGGCCCTTCACCAGGTAACGGTTGCAGAAGTCCGCAGTGTTCCGCCAGGCCACGATCGTGAAGAAATCCGCCTCCCGCACGCCGGCCTGGTTGGTGTACTTCCGCTGTACCGCCAGGCGGAAGGTGCTGCGGCTGATACCGCTCTGCGTGGTGAACGCCTCCGGGTCGTTCGCCAGGTTGCCGATCATAATAACTTTGTTCATGTCGTTTCCCCTTTCACTTTGCCATTGAGCATGTCGATCAGGTTGTTGCTGCCCATCAAATCCAATAACTTCAGCTTGGTGGTCGTACTAATCCTATGGGCCATCCACAGAAAGTCCACCACGTGTTCGTAGTGTCTGCCGTCCCCGTTAATGCCATCATAGGCCAGGATCCGCGCCAGAGCGATTTCTTCAAGATCCGTCAGCTTCATTTCGCTGTCGTAGCGGGTGTTGTTGCTAATCAGCTGCATGGCGTTGGCAAATTGTTCCATGCTCACCCCATCATAGATACTCTTGTGTTTACTCATAATAGCGTCCCCCTTATACATCGCGCACCCTCCGCAGGTATTGCCCCAGCTCCGTCCCGGCCACCACCTCCTGGTAACCGCAGCCATCCACCGGATGGCCTTCATGGGGCGGAGCAATGTTCTCCAGGGCTTTCCGCAGTTCGCACTTCTTGGCCTCCCGGCCCTGCTTTAGGCAGATGGCGCACTCGCTGGCCATGGCCAGGTTGACGATCACGGCCAGGTCGTCATCCTTGATCAGCAGCCATTCCTTCGACCGTGCCGCTGGAGAAAAGCGGATCAGGATCTCGCCATGCTTGGTGAGTTTCTGGAGATATAGAAGCCCCTTATTTGGTATCGTGCTGTACAGGTTCCGCAGCAGCCTGTCCAGCGTGGCGAAGATCAGCCGAAAGTCGCGCCAGCCGTTTGGTACCATCCGCAACCGTTCCCGCAGCGCGTCGCCGCTCTCGGCGATCCGGCTCTCCATCCCCACCAGGTACTCCACGCACTTCAGCTCCTTGCCCTTCAGGGGCAGCAGTTCCACGTCTGCCGGCACAGGCGGCAGCATCACCACCCGCCTTCCGTCCTTCAGTACCTGCACTTTCTGATCCAGGTCCTTCAGCTGCGCCTTGCTGGCCTCCAGCTCTTTCTCCATGCGCCGGAGCTCCTTTTTGCCCATATGTTCCAGCGCTTCAGGGGTTAAACTCTTGCCCATCGTCTTTACTTCCTTCCTTCGGCTCCCACGCCTCAAACTCACCCTTGCCGCACTCGGCCTCCAGGTTGATCCGGCAGCACCCGCCGCCCAGGTAGTGGCGGCAGGTGTCGCAGGTGCAGGATTCATTCATCGCAAACATCCACCGCCGTTCTGCACAATTCTATAAAATCTGGCTTCGCCCGTTCTTTGATCGTCTTCACCACATTCTCATCTGCTAACTCATGCGTCCATACAGGCCGCCCCATCAATTCCTGGATGTAATCATAAAAAACACCCAAATTCTCGCCAGCCAGCATGCAGACACCTGTGTACGCC